CCGGCCGACCGATCAAGACCACGCACGGCCTGGTGCAAAGCATCGATTCTATCAGTTATATCGATACGTTCGGCGCACTCCAAACGCTCGATCCAGCATCGTATGCGCTGGTAAAAACCGATGAGGCAAACACCGAAGTCGCCCTGAAGTTTGGAAAAGCATGGCCGCAAGTGGCTGATGTATCCGGCGCCATCACCATCGAGTACACCGCAGGACTGGCCCCGGATGAATTTGCATCGCGATTCCCCGGCGTTGTGCAGTGGTTGCTGCTGGCGACGACATGGTCTTACGAAAACCGCCAACTGATGAGCACCGGAGCAAAAGAAACATTCAACTCGATGCCCGACAGCTATGTCGATAGCCTGCTGGCCCCCATCGCCATATCCCCTCGATTTTAAGCAGGCTCACATGCTACCAATTAAAACATTGCAACCGCAGTCGATCGGTGGCCGCTTGTGAGTGCCGGAGAATTTCGCCACCGCGTCAAGCTGCAGCAGCGCAGCAAGACCGAGGATGATCTGGGCCAGCAGGTGTTGGCATGGTCTGATGTGGCGATGCTGTGGGCCAAAGTTGAGCAACTCAGCGGGCGCGAGCTGATGACCGCCAGCGCCGAGCGCGCCGAAAACACCGCGCGCATCACGGTGCGCTTCCGGCCTGACATCGTTGAGAAAATGCGCATCCTGTACGGCGCCATCATCTACGACATCACCAGCGTCAGCGACATCGAAGGGCGCCGCATCAGGCTGGAAATCATGGTCAAAACAGGAGTATCGAATGGCTAACGTCGCAAGCGCTTACAAAGTCGGTCAGTTCGGCAAGGGCAACGCCGAGCAATTCGGCCTGGCCGAACTGACCGCCAACATCGCCGCGCTCAATCGCAAGCTGGCCGATGCGCTGCCCGGCATTGTCATGCAGGCTGCCGCGATTGTCGAAGCCGAGATCGCCGCGCGCGCACCGGTCGATACCGGCGTACTGGTGCACAGTCTGGACGCCAAGTCGGAGCGGCGCCAGACATCGGCCAGCGCCACGGTCCAGATCGAGCGCAGCGGCCCCGATGGCACCGAGCATTACGCCATTTTCAACGAGTTCGGCACCAGCAAGATGCGCGCCCAGCCGTTCTTTCGCCCGGGCATCGAGGCAGCGCGCGGCAAGGTCGATGCACTGATGGCGCAGGAAATCACGGCACTGGTATCGGCATGAGCGTCGAATCCGTCATTGCGCAAACGCTCAAGGCGTGGCCGGCGCTGGCCGGTGTCGTCATCCGACCCGACAAGGCTGAGCAAGGCGACGCGGCGCCGTACGTCATCTATCAAAAAGTGACCGGGCAGCGCATCAAGTCGCTGACCGGCGACAGTGGCCTGGCCAATCCGCTGTTTCAGTTCGATGTGTATGCGACGACCCGGCTGTCAGCGGCAGCGCTGCGCGACGAGATGCGCAAGGCAATCCAGGCATCTGTGCCGCTGGGTGCGGTCCACGCCGGCGAAGGCGCCAGCTACGAGCCCGACACCAAGCTCTACCGCGAGCGCATCGACTTTTCGATCTGGTTTTACGACTGATCTGTATTTCCATTCATTTCAACCCGCCCGCTGATGCGGGTTTTTTCATTTCAAGGACAGCAAATGCCAACCACAACATCCCAAGCCATCCGCGCGCAAGGTACCAAACTTCAGCACGGTATCGTTGCTGTTTTCAGCGATCTGGAAGAAGCCAGCGACATCAAATTGGGCGGCGTCAGCGTTTCCGCTATCGATGTGACGCACTTGTTATCCACTAGCAAAGAATTCATCGCAGGCCTGAAAGACAACGGCACCTGCGATGCAACTTGCAACTTCACCAACGGCACCGTGCAGGCGGCCATGCGCGCCGACATGAATGCCGGCACCACGGCACCATACAAAGTCGTTATCACCGGCCCCAGTGCGACGATCACAATCAGCTTTTCCGGATTCTTGATCAAGTATGCCGGCCCCGATGCCAAGGTCGACGGCAAGCTCGAAGTCCAGATGTCGATCAAGATCACCGGCGACATCACCATCACTTCCGTATAAGGTAACCCATGAAATTCAATAAATCTGCACTGCTCGCGGCGCTCAAGCCGAAAACCGAACTTGTCGACGTGGAAGGCTTCGGCAAAGTCGGCATCATCCAGTTGACCGTTGGCGAAGTCGAAAAAATCCGCGCCGATCTGAAAGCGGCCGACAATGCGGATCAGTTCGGCTTGCACCTGGTGCTGCTGTCGGTCGTCGACGACGCCGGCGCGCGCGTATTCGATGCATCAGATCTGCCTGGCCTGATCGATGCCGGCCATGCCGCGATGGATGCGCTGGTCGCCAAGGCGCTGCAAGTGAACGGCTTCAAGAAGCTGGCAGAAGCAAAAAACTAAGGGACTGCCCCGAGCGCCTGTTCCGCATGCGGCTGGCACTCGCCCTTGGCCGACTTCCGGGCGAGATTGACGCGATGCCCTATGCCGATTTTCTGGAATTTCAGGAATTCTATGCGCTGGAGCCGTGGGGCTTGCCGGTGGCTGATGCGATGAATGCGCACCAGGCGTCGATCGCGGCCAACATCGCGCGCGACAGCAAGACGCGCCCCGAGCCGTACACGATCAAAGACTTTCTGCTGTTCCCCGGCCCGGTCAAGCCAGTCGTCGAGACACTGGTCGATGGCAAGAGCGCGGCGCAGTGGCGGATGATCTTCGCTGCCGAAGCGCTGCAGGCAGCAAAAGAGCATGGCCGATCAACATGATCCCTTGTTGTTGCGTTATGATCCTGACAACGGGGGAATCATGAAAAAATTACAATTAAGTTTCATTGCTGTGGCTGTCGTCATTTCTGGATGCGGAAGTTTTCCGACCATCTCGGAAATCAGGCGCGATGCATCATCTGGCTATGTCGGGTGCGCTCCGCGCGACGTCGATATTTCGGATAATGAATCGGTAACGTGGACTGCAACATGCAGGGGCAAGCAGTTTTATTGCTCGGCGACCGCAGCATTGGCTTGTACGGCAAAAATAGAATAACAATTTCAATCTCCACCAAGCCGCCCTGAACAGGCGGCTTTTTTATTGGGCGCACCATGTCACTCGGCAATCTGGCAATCAAGGTCATTGCCGATGTAAGCGGCTTCACATCAAACATGGACCTGGCCGCGCAGTCTGCGCAGTCGAGCATGGGCGCGTCCAGCGGATCGGTCGACGACTTCCGCACCAGCTTGCTCAAAGCCTCGGCCGACATGCAAGCCGCTGCGCTGGCGATGGGCGGCAACATGCAGGCGGCGAATGATTCGATCATGGCCAGCGCCACGCAATCAGCCGATGCGATCAATGGCATTGCCGATGCCGCCGATGGGGTTGACACCCGCACCATGGGCGAAAAGATCGGCAAGGCGGTCGGCGTCGGCTTCGGCGTCGGCGTGGTGGCGGCGCAGTCGGCATGGCAGACCTTCAGCGACTGGATCGAGTTCAGGGCCAAGGTCACAGCGCTGGCGATCGCCGCAGCCTTCGCCGTCGTCGGCCTGGGCGCCGTCTATACCGCATACAAGCTGATCGCTGGCACGATGGTCGCGATCGCCGGCATGATCGATGGCACGTTTTACAAGTCCGAGAACATCGATGCTTTGATCAAGTCGAACGACCAGCTCAAGGACTTGCAATCGAATTTGCATATCTCGGCCATCGAAGCTGGCGGCTTGAACGAGGCCATGAAGCGGCTCGGCGTCAACCCGGTCGATTACAAGACCGTCTATGCCGGCATCACCAGCGCGATCCACTCCAATGGCGATGAACTGGACCGGCTCGGCGTCAAGTACAAGGATGTTGACGGCAAGCTGCTGGACAACCGCGCAATCTTGCAAAATGCCAAGACCACGCTCGATGCCTATACGGACGGATGGGATCGCAACAAGGCAGCTGCGGCGATCGGCATGGGCACGTACGAGCAGATCACCGACACGCTGAAGGTGACGACTGCCGAGGTCGAAACATCGAAGCAGCGCCTCGACGATTACCAGCTTGGCATCAGCGCCGGCACGCAAGACATGGTGACGAAGTACCAGACCGCCATGCGCGAGTTCTCGCGCGAGACCGACCTGATGGGTGAAGGCTTCAAACGCATCTATGCCGATGCCGTGATGCCGGCTTACACCGCGATGGCCAACATGATGCAGGAAGGCTGGCCCAGCATCGTGCGCGCCACGCGCATCGGCGTGTCGACCATCGTCGCCATGGGCTATGCGCTGGCCGATGGCCTGTACATCGTCAAGGAATCGATCCAGGCCACGTTCTCGGTCATCGGCAATGGCCTGGGTGCGATCGCTGCTGCCACGGTGCTGTTCATGAGTGGCGATCTTGCCGGCGCCAAGAACGCGCTGGCAGCTGGATGGGAAGGCGCAAAGGATCGCATCAAGCTGGCCGGCAAGGATATCGTCGCCGTCGTCATGGCCAACGACGCCGCCATCAAGACCGCCATCGGCGCCGATGACCGCAGCGCGACCATTGCAGCAGCAGCCACACCAGCCATCAAGGGTAAGGATTGGGTCGGCAAGCCGGATACGGCAGCAAAAGCCGCGGCGCCGGGCCCCGCTATCCCGCTCGATGATGTCGCCAAACGAGTAATGGAGGGCGCGCTGCGGGCGCAGGAAGACTTCATCGCCGATGAAAAAGCCACGCTGCAGTCGCGCAATGAGTTCTTGCGTGCCGACTATGCCAATGACTTGATCAGCGCCACCAGCTATTACGGCGACCGTCAGCGCATGATCGCCGAGAACACGACGAAAACGCTGTCGGCATATGATGCTGAAATCTTCGCCATCGAAAAGTACATCGCTATTCACCAGATGCAATCGGACAAGGAAGCCGATATCGTCGCGCAACAAAACAAGATCGCCGAAATCCAGCGCAAGAAGGCGCAAGCCGAGATTGCCGGCAACCGCGAGATCGCGCTGTCGTATCTCGATCTGAGCGCAGAAAAGACCCGCATCGCGCAATCGTTTCTCAAAGCCGATGAAGTCGAAATGAAGCTGCACGAAAAGAACCTTTCCGTGCTGACGGCGTTCCGCGATGCCAAACTGGAAAACGTCATCGAAGGCAACCGGTTGCTCGAGCAAGAGAACAAGAAGCATCTGGAAGTGATGGCGGCAGCGCAGGCATCGAACGATCTGCAGGCGCTGTCGCAAGCGGCCAGCGTCGGCGATCAGATGCTGGCAGTGCTGAAGGGCGCCGGGCAGGAAAAGACCGCAATGTACAAGGCGCTGTTTTTGGTCAACAAAGCGATCGCGGTCGCCGAGATCCTGATCAACACCGAAGCCGGCGCGGCCAAGGCGCTGGGCATGGGCCCGTTCGGGATCCCGATGGCGACCATCATTCGCGGCCTGGGCTACACCAGCGCCGGCATCGCGGCGGGAGTGGCGATCGCGTCGGCCGAAGGCGGCTTCGACATTCCGGCCGGCACCAACCCCGTCACGCAGTTACACGAAAAAGAAATGGTGCTGCCGAAGGCGCAGGCCGATGTCGTGCGCGGACTGGCAAGAAATGGTGGCGCCAGCAGCAACGGCGCGGTGTCGGTCACTTATGCGCCGGTCATCAACATCGATGCGCGCAGCGACCAGGCACAGGTGCGGCAACTGGTCAGCAATGCGGTGGCGCAAGGCAATGCCAATCTGGTCGACCGATTGCAACGAGACGGAACCCTATGAGCATCATTCAATTTCCTACCGGCCTGACCGCTGCAAAACAGTCATGGAGCCAGCAACGCCAGGATGTCGAGTTCCGCTCGATGTTCGGCGCGCAGGCGCTGGAAGGATCCGGCCCGCTGTGGGCGACCGAGATCACGGCGCCACCCAGCGCGCAATCTGCCGGCGGTGGCGCGTGGCAGGCTGTCATGCTGCAGTTGCGCGGGCGCGTCAATCAACTCGCGCTCTGGAATCTGGGCCGCCCGCGACCGATCGGCACCATGCGCGGCGCGATGACGATGGCAGCAGCGGCGCAGGGCGCGACGATCCTGACGATCACGGCTTCCGGCCAGGCTGGCACAACGCTGCTGGCCGGCGACTATCTGGGTGTCGGTTCCGGCCTGACGCAGCAAGTCGTCATGGTACTGGCCGATGCCGCCGTGAACGGATCGGGCTCGATCAACGTCACGACCGAGCCGCCGCTGCGCAATGCGTTCGGCGCCGGCGCGGCGGTCGTCTGGGACCGCCCGTGCGCGCTGTTCCGGCGCAAGAGTTCGCAATCCAAATTTGACTACGAGCCGGGCCAGGTCAGCGGCATGATGCTTGACCTGCTGGAAGACCCGCGACCATGACCACCGCAGCCCAAAACCTCGAGCTGGCCAAACCGGTCACGCGCACCGTCTATTTTGTCGAATTCCAGTTTTTGACCGGCACCGCCCGGCTCTCGACGGCGAATATCCCGATCACCTGGGGCGGCTATGCATGGGCCGGCGTCGGCTCGATCGGCTCGATCGGTTCGGTCGACGAATCGGACGGCCTGACCAGCAAGCCGCTTAATTTCACGATCAATGCCGCGCAACCGGCGTGGCTGGCATTGGCAGTGGGTGCGGTCGAAGCGTATCGCGGGCGTCCGGCCAAGATGTATATGTGCCCGCTCGATGAGTCGTTCCGGCTGGTCGATACGCCTGTGCTGTGCTGGTCCGGCCTGATGGATATGGTCAGCGTCGGCATCAACGGCGAATCGGGCACCATCACGCTCAAGTGCGAGACCAGCGCCTACGGGCTCAAGCGGCGCCCGCTGCTGCGCCTGAATGCCGCGCAGCAGCGCAAGAGCCACCCATACGATACCGGGCTCGACTACCTGACCGACCTGATCGGCAATCCCGCCGTATGGCTGTCGAAAGCCTTCCAGCAAAGCCAACAATGACAGAAATGACGCTGCCCGATTACATCACCGCGCACCTGGGGCGTCCGTTTGCGTGGGGCGCCAATGACTGCGTGCTGTTCGCGGTCGGCTGGCTCGAGCTCGCCACCGGCAAGGATTATCTGAGCCAGCACAAGCCGTGGGTAACCGCGCGCGAGGCGATCCGTAAGGTCGACGATCTGGGCGGACTGGAAACGCTGTTCGATGCCAACCTGACGCGCATCAATCCAAACATGGCTGTCGACGGCGATTTGACGCTGATCGACCGCACCGCGTTTTTATTTTCAGGCCCGCACGTCGTTTCTGTCGGCGAAAACGGGCTGGTATTTTTAGACAGAATGGAAGCACCATGCGCCTGGCACTATTAATCCTGTTTGCACTGCTGCCGATCGCGGCGCAGGCCGAACCGGTCACGACCCTGATCGCAGTGGCCTCGTTCGTGTTCGAAGTCTCGGAAGCGGTCGTCATCATGACCGCCGTGATGGCAGCGACCACGGTGCTGACCGTCGGCGTCAGCGTCTACGGCTCGGCAATGGCGCGCAAGGCGGCGGCAATGGCCAAGGATCAGGCCCGGGCCGGGCTGGCGGATCGCATGGCGACGCGCATCGCCACTGAGTCGCCGCACCGCTATATTTACGGCCGGGCCCGGGTAGGCTCCGATATTGTTGCCATGTTCACCAGCAGTTCGCCGAGCAAGGGGTTTTTTTATGGTGCGGGGGTCGATAATCTGCGTCACATTGTCTGCGTGCACGCCGCGCATGAGTGCGATGAAATCGAGGAAATTTACATCAAAGGCGAAGCGCTTGGCGCGCTCGATGCCGATGGCAACGTAACGACCGGAAAATACTATATTGCCGGCGCACCCGAGCATATCGTTGAGTCGCACACTGGCCCCATGATTATTTTGGACCGCGTTCCGGTCGACGGGACCGTCACCGTGATCTCCGGCGCCGGGAATCAATGGGCCAATGCCGTACAGATCAGCAACAGCAATGGCCGGGCGCTGGTTGTTGAGTCGTCCTCGCCAGTGACCGTGTTATACCAGTCACTGGCTCCTGGACTGTCAAAAGTACGCGTGCAAAAGCATCTGGGCGGTGCCAACGATGCGGTCGATGCTTACCTGCGCTCGGTAGTACCCGATGAATGGTCGTCCAACGCAGTGCTGCGCGGCTTGTGCTATACAGTCATCACGCTGTCGCTCGATGTCGCCGAATTTCAAAGTGGCGCACCGACGATTCAGGCGCTGATTCGGGGTCGCAAGTTGTTCGATCCGCGCGACAACGTGACGCGCTGGTCATGCAACCCGGCGCTGGCGATCCGTGATTACCTGACCTCGCCCCTGTGTGGCGTATCAGCCGGCGATATCCCGGTCGCGCAGATCATCACCGCCGCGAACGTGTGCGATGAGGCGGTACAACCGTTTATTTTTTTGG